AGCAGAGAATCGTCAAAGAGATGCAGAAAGAATGAATGCTCAACCAGATGGAGAAGCACCAATTAGTGGAAGAAATCCAAAAGGTCAAGGAAGACAAACAGCATAACAATTTGGCAACAATTTAATAAAAATATTGTATAATGGGATAAGTATGAATATCAATAAAGGTATTTGGTCTACGAAAGACGATACAATTCGACTTTCTATGCCAATCAACAAAGTAGACAAAGAACGCAGAATCGTTTCTGGTTTTGCTACACTTGATAATCTTGATCGTCAGGGTGACATTGTTCCTGCTGATGCAAGCAAAAGGGCATTTGAAACATTCCGTGGTAATTTAAGAGAAATGCATCAGCCTATTGCTGTTGGTAAAGTTGTATCATTTAAAGAAGATAAATATTTTGATGAAGCAACTAAGAGTTTCTATAACGGAATTTATGTCTCTGCATATGTGAGCAAGGGCGCTCAGGATACCTGGGAGAAGGTTCTTGATGGAACTTTGACTGGCTTTTCTATTGGTGGTAATATTGAAAAAGCAGATGATATTTATAATAGTGAACTTGACAAGGCTTGCAGAGTAATTAAAGAATATACTCTTAGCGAACTATCATTGGTTGATAATCCAGCAAATCAATTTGCAAATGTTCTTAGTATTGAAAAAGGACACCTTGAGGGATATTTGTCAAAGGCAACAATTGAAAATGTATTTTGGTGCAGAGGCGATGACATTATCACAATGTCATATAATGCCAATCTTTCCTGTCCACAATGCGATAAAGCAATGAACAATATTGGATTTGTTGAGAGCAACGATAATGATAAGGTATCAGTAGTTAAATCAATTATTTCTTCAGTAAAGAAGCAATTTATAATGAAGAATATTGAGGTTGGATCATATGTAAAATATGATGGTGGAATTGGTCGTGTAACACAGGTTGTTACAAAGGGTGGTGCTAAACTTTCTAGTGATGAAATTGTTGTTTTTGCAAAAGAAGACAACCCTGTTGCGATTTTGAAAGTTTATGCAAAAAATGACGGTATAATGATACCTACTAATCGTCGCGTTATTAAAAATGTTTCTTCATTAGAAAAAGTTAATGCGATCAGTAAATCACAGGTAAAGGAGGTTAGCAAGATGGACTCAGATATTATCGTTGTAGACGAAATTGAGAAGGGTGATTTCTACCCTGGCTCTGACAAGGACAGTCAAGTAAATCCTGAGCCTTCCGCTCTCCCTGTCGTTGAAAACGAAGTTTCAAATTCAAGCACAGTAAAGGCTGTAGAAGTTGAAATTGAAGATGAAAACGAAGATGGTATGAACGAGGAAGAAGACAAGAAGAAGGAAGAAGATATGGCAACTGATATGGAAGATGAGACAAGCACAATGAAGGATGCTGCTAGTGATGGAGCAGCGGGTGCAGCGGCGTCTGTAAATTCCAAGAAGGAACCAGTTGTAAAGACAGAAGAAGCCGAAGCAGCAAAGGCTATCGATGGAATTAATAATCTTCTTACATCTGCTCTTTCCAGTCTTGCTGAAACAGTAAAGGCTCTTGATGCCAAGATTGAAGGCATTAACAAGGCAGTTGCTGGTATTAGCAATGAGGTAAACTCAGTAAAGGAAAATTTTGGAAAGCGTGTTGACGCTGTGGAAAAAGACACTGCTTTCCGTAAGTCTGCTGATCTTGGCGAGATCTTGCAGGAACAGCCAGTACAAATCATGGAGAAATCCATGTGGGGCGGTCGTTTCCTCACAAATGCCGACCTATAATAACTAAGAAAGTAACACAGGAGGTGAAAGTCAATGGCAGAAGAAATCTTGAAGAACCAACCAAGTGGTAACGGTGAATATGGTGATCCAAACCCAGGTCTATACCAGGGTCAGGGTGCTGTAGCAAACCTAGGTATCGGAGGTGTTCCAGGTGTTGAAGGAGGAGATCCTTGGGGTACACCAGGAAACATTCCTCAGGCTAACTATGGAAGCACAGAAGGACCAAACGCTGTTAACCCAGTTGGTGTCCCAGGAGGTATTCTAAATCCCGAACAGGCTCGTCGTTTTATCGACTATGTTTGGGACGCAACAGTTCTCGCCCAGGACGGTCGTAGAGTTACAATGCGTGCAAACACGATTGAACTTGAGAAGGTCAACGTAGGAGAGCGTGTAATTCGTGCAGCGAATCAGGCTCTTGGCGAGTACGAAAATGCTGGTGCAACATTCACAAAGGTAGAACTTACCACAAAGAAGATCCGTCTTGACTGGGAGGTTTCAACAGAGGCACTTGAAGATAATATCGAAGGTTCCGCTCTTGAAGACCACCTAGTTCGTTTGATGACAAACGCTTTTGGTAATGACCTTGAGGATCTTGCTATCAATGGTGACGGCGGTATGGACCCATTCCTTGGAATCATGGAAGGTTTCGTTCCCCAGGTTTTGACAACTGGTGATGCACACGAAGCAGTAGCAGATGTTACAGACGGCTGGACTCCAGCAGTTATGCAGCAACTTATCTACGCTCTTCCACGCAAGTACCGTGCAATTAAGTCAGGTCTAAAGTTCTACGCAGGAACTGACACATTTGCAAACATTGTTGCAAGAAACGGTACACTAGGTGACGCAATTGCGGAAGCATTCCATACACAGGATTACCGCAACGCTTACCTAGGTGGTGCAGACCAGACATTTGGTGGCGCTCGTACCACTCGTGTTCTCGGAATCAACGTGCAGGAAGTACCTTACTACCCTGCTGATTACGCTGATCTAACATTCCCACAGAACCGTGTATGGGGATTCCAGCGTGATATCACAGTAAACCGTGAATACAAGCCAAAGAAGGACACAATTGAATATACAATTTTCGTCCGTTTCGGCATCACATGGGAAGAACTAGATGCAGTCGCATACATCGATGCATCAGGTGTAGTTTCTTCCTGATAAATGCACTATTGGGAAGGGGGAGGCATAGTCCTCCCCCTTTTCAGCATATTCTGATATAATTGAAAAAAGGAGGTATGTTCATGTCATACAATGATGATGTAATAGAAGACTCAGCAGCAGTCAAGCCAACAGCAACAGAAAAAGTTGTAGAAGATATTGTTGAAGAGACTGGTGTAGAAGTTAAGAATGTCAAGGTTGAAGAGGCAAAGACAGAAGATGACAAAAATGTTATCAGCGGTCCAGAAAAACCAAAGAGAAAGCCTGCTTCAAATGTTACAAATAATGAAGATGGAGTTTTTGGATCAAAGGCAGCAGACAGACCCATCAAGAAGATTATTCCAAGTGATGGAGAAAAGAAACAAGACAACAAGGTCGCACTTTGGTCAAATAAGAATATTCGCTGGGATGGTATTGGAACTCTTAAGAAGGGTTATAATATTGTAAACAAGGAGGCTTCCGAAAAGTGGCTAACTAGGAACGGTATTCGCATTGCGAGTGCAGAAGAAGTGGCTACTTATTACGGCAAGTAATAATGGAAATTACTAGACTAGCACCATATCCATTATATGCAAGTCACGCTGGACTTTCTGCAAGTTCAGACTATATTGCATATATTTATGATGATCATTACACACTATTAAATACTATTGAATCAACAACTGATGAGAATGGTGTATGGTCTATAGAACTTCCAGAGTATTTTTGGAGATATGATGACGAGTATCGATTGGAAATTGTAGAAAAACTAGGAATGATTGGAGATGTTCCAATTCTAGGAAATACAGTTTTAATCGATACTCTCACCATTATGCGTCCCTATGTAGATCCAGATATATTGGCAGACACACCAGAAGATATGGAAGATGCAAAAATGTACGAGGCTATTGCTCGTGCAATTATTAATTCCATCACTGGTGGGTTTATGTATGAAAGAAAAATTATTGAAACTGTTGGCCTGGGAAATGACTATCTTGCACTACCGTTTAGACTAAATAAAGTTATTCAGGTTATAGAAAATGATATTACAGTTTATGATGCAGAAGATCCAGAACTTCAGACAAATAGAGTTTATTATATTACTCCAGATAAGGGAGCAATAAGCATTGTTATGCCTGCTAGTCCAGATGGTTATAACAGACTACAATCAAAACCAGTAACTCCACAGATGCCAGCATCTGACTCATTTACTTTATATAATACAAATGATTCACCAAATATTATTCAAAATATTACTGGCTCACCAATGTTTCCCTCTGGATGGGACTATGTTATTACTGTAGAGGCAGGGTGGCCAGTAATTCCTCAGGATATTAAGCAGGCTACAACATTGATTGTAAATGATCTAAAATGCAACAATATTCCATATACTAATTCATATATTT